CAAGTGCAACACCTGATGAGCTTATTATTGATGATACAAGTGCAGCATCCCCAACAGGAACTTATATATTTGGTGGTTCAGTAAATGGTGGTGCTGCTAGGAATTACATTGATACAGGCTCTAACCGTACAGCCCGTGTAACTGGTTATGCTACATTTAATCGCCACATTGATTACGCCCAAGAGTGGGATAATATTCCACAGACATGGGATACATGGCCCGACACCTTCGACGATTGGACGACAGAGAGTGCAGGATTTGCTGACACTAATGTTGTTGTTCAGGTATCATCAACAACAGATGATCCATCTGGTACACCTACATGGACATCTTATCAGGATGCAGTTGGACAACAGTTGATTGGTCGTGCCTTTAGGTTCAGGGCTGTCCTAACAGCAACTAACACAAATGTGTCACCATCAATCGAAACACTATACGCCGAGGTATCATACTAATGTCACAAGACTACTCAACAATTATCGGAACAGAAACAGCAGTAGCAGCTAAGGGGAAGATTAACAATTCCCTTGCTGCCCTTAAGACACTTCATTCTGGGGCTAATGACACTGCAATCTCAGCAGTAGCTCATATGCTTTGGTTTGATACAACAAATGACCTACTTAAAATCCGTAATGCTGCTAATTCTGCTTGGATTACTATTGGCCGTTTGGATGACGCTGATAGTGACTTTCACCCTGTTGTAGGTGATTGGGAAATGGAACACTCAGGTAATGACCTATTGTTTAGCTATAATGGGTCAGCACGTATGAAACTGTCATCCTCTGGTGATCTAACTGTTGTTGGTGATATCACAGCTTACGGAACAATCTAATGGCACTACAAGGATCAGGTCCAATATCATTTAGCGATATTCAGGCTGAACTTGGTGGGGTTAATCCTATCAGTCTATCTGAATATTATCGTGGCGGGGCTTACACTATTGACTATAATACAGGTGTCCCGACAAGCGGTCTAATTGACTTAGAAGACTTCTATAGTGCTGTTGCATACTTTAATATCACTATGTCGTCTAGCTATCAGGGATTAAACTTATACAGTTATGCTATTGCACAAGGTTGGGATGGCCTTGACCCTGTTAAGTTGACTATTAATAGTGGTGTTTATATCTGGTCTGATAGTACATCAACTGCCGCTTTAACCATTTCATCTAATTTTAATAATAAGTTAGAAATCATTAATTATGGTTACATTATTGGTAAGGGCGGTCAAGGCGGCTCTGGGGCTGGGTACGGTGGTCGTCCTCCTGCAGGGCAAAATGGTGGACCAGCCGTTTCAAACTCTGCTACTGGTGTCATTGTAATTAACGCATCTGGTGCTTACATCGCAGGTGGTGGCGGTGGTGGTGGCTCAGGCACATACTCAGGTGGCGGCGGTGGCGCAGGTGGTGGCGCAGGTGGTTACGAAAACTATGGTGGCTCTGCGGGTGGTGCAGGTGGTTCTATAGGCAACGTAGGCGGCAATGGTGGTTATTCCGAGAGATGGTCTCAAGGCGGCTTTGGCGGCGGCGCAGGTGGCGGCGGGGGATCATCTTATGATTGGTCCCAAGGCCCAGATGGTGGCGGCGCAGGTGGCGGCGGTGGACGAAAACTGACTGGCACTGGTGGGGCAGCAGGAGACGCTGCAGGTTATCACATTGGCGACACTGGCGGTTCTTATGGCAACAACGCCCCTAATAACGGTGATGGTCGTCACGGCGGTGGCGGTGGCGGCTGGGGGGCCAGAGGTTCTTCTGGGAACATATATGGCGGTGGATCGGGTGGTGCAGCTTGGGCTGGCACTAACTGGTCTAGCATGACTAATAATGGTACGATCTGGGGATCGACTTAATGAATAAGGAACCCGACAAATGAAAAAGTTTTTGGTTGAAACCTCTAGATTGAACTAATATAAAATAAAAGGACTAAGAAATGAGTTATAAACTTGGTACACGTAGTTTACAGAAACTAGAGGGTGTAAACCCAGACTTAGTGGCGGTTGTTTCTCGTGCTATTGAACTGTCTAAGCAGGACTTCTCTGTGATTTGTGGTCTACGAACTGTCAAAGAACAAGAAGCTCTTGTAGCTAAAGGTGCATCTCAGACTATGAAGTCAAAGCATCTTGAAGGTAATGCTGTAGACTTAGCAGCATACTGTGATGGTATCCGTTGGGAATTAAACTTATACGACGAGATAGCTGATGCAATGCTTAAAGCTGCTAAAGAATTAGGTGTGACCCTTCGTTGGGGTGCTGCATGGCACAAGACTTTGAATGATTGGGATGGTACAGCAGAAGATCTAATGAATGAATATATAGACCTTCGTCGTAGCCAAGGGAAACGTCCCTTTATTGATGCACCACATTTTGAGTTAGTATAAGTATGTACGAGATGATAGACATTATAATGCAGTGGTTAGTAGCACCTGTCATAATCGTAGTATGGCACCTATTTTCTAGAGCCAATAAACATGAAACGGAAATAGCTGTACTTAAATCTCAATTAGAAAGCTCTAAAATTTCCTACGACAGGGAAATGAAAGAGATGAAAGAAACCATTAAAGCAATCTTTAACAAGCTCGACAGTATAGAACATGCGCTGCGAGAAAGATAATGGACCCTATTACAATTATCTCTGGTGCCACTGTAGCGTTTAATGCTATCAAAAAGGGTATTCAGGTAGGTCGTGATCTACAAGATATGCATGGTCAATTATCCCAATGGGCTAGTGCCATGTCAGACTTAGGTCAAGCTGAGAAGAGGGTAAACAACCCACCGTGGTGGAAATCTCTTGGTGGTTCTGTAGAGGCAGAAGCTCTAGAGGTTTGGAATGCCAAGCGTAAAGCAGATGCTATGCGTGAGGAACTACGACAACACATCAGCTTTGTATATGGTCCACCCGCTTGGGAAGAGTTAGTACGGACTGAGGCTAAGATCCGTAAACAAAAGAGAGATCACGAGTACCGTAAGGCTGAGATCCAAGAAGCTATTATTACTTGGGCTATATCAATCTTACTTCTGTTATCTGGTGTAGGTGCTTTAGCATTCTTTATATGGATTAGTACAAAGTAATGGAAAAGGTTGGTAATAAGTATTACGTTTATGATAAGAACGGTAAGATACTTATTATTACTACAAATAGAAGGATAGCTGAAAATGTCTATAACACCAGAGTGGTTGGATAAGTGGCGCATATGGCCACGCATGATTATAACACTATATGGGTTTGCATTCTATAAAACGACAACATGGTTTATGGCTTTACCAGATCCTACCAATGCACAAGCAGGTTTTGTATCTGTTATTGTAGGTGCAGGTGCAGGTTTCTTTGGGATATACGTAAATGGTAAAAACACGAGTACTGTTAACTATACTACTAATAACCCTGATAAGTAGTTGTAGTCAAATACCATCATTTCTACTTGGGGGCGGTGGTCCTAATGTTGCTGCTAATACTCAAGTTGGTAAAGAAAACTACCAAGGTGTGACAACAAATGTTGACCGTAGTGTAAGACCTGTGCTTAATCCAGAAGGCCCTGTAGAGAGCATAGAGCAAGATAACAGTACGACAAACATTTCTGAGATAGATCCTTTACTATTAATATTATTGATACTTGGGTGGCTTGCTCCTAGTCCCTCAGAGATAGGCAGAGGTATAATGTCTCTGTTTAGACGTAAACAATAATAACCATACTCTAAATAAACTAAACCCCTGAATCCTTAAGTGGACTCAGGGGTCTTTTTTTTGTTTGTGCTAACACATTACATCTAATCTTCTTCAGCCTGTGCCATACCAGTGTGAACCATTGTCATAGCTACACCCTCATATAACACCTCTATCTCAGATTTTAATTGTCCGTACTTGTAAGCTAAGAAACCTGTTATAACTAGATTAACTACGATTATTCCTTCGTATAAGGTCATTTATGTTTCTCCGCTAATGCTTCGTTCATACGATTAAGATACCACTGGGCCTTCTTCATATCCTCTACGGGATTAGCTTTGTATCGGTATCGGTGTTGATATTTAATCATGTTGCCATGACAGTAGGCAATAAAACCATCTAGACCCAAGACTTGTCGGATATAGTCAATACACTCAATGCCACCTGTATTATAGTGTGCAGGTTTGTTTACTGGGTCAAACTCACTCATAATCCCTCTTTCATGAAAACTTTCACCCACTGTGCGCAGATGTCGGATCTGATAATGTCATCTACACCAAACTCAATGATTGGTACAGGCAACATATGTTTCTTTGCTAAATGAATTACCTTAGACAGACCATCAGCTTCCTTTAGATCTGACTGTTGGATATCACCATTGAGTACGATTGTCGTCCCTTCCCCTACACGGGTTAAGAGCATCTTAAGTTCATGCGTTGTGATGTTCTGTGTTTCATCGACAATTATGAAGGCATTATCGAAGCTACGCCCACGCATAAGTGCCAGAGGTGCCATTTCAATGTTGCCATTCTTAATTCCTGTTTCCACTGCCCCCTTGCCAAGGTGTTTCTCCAATACGTCTATAACAGGTAATGCCCAAGGTTTAGTCTTTTCTTCTAGATCACCCTTGAGAAACCCTAACTCTTTACCGACAGCTACATGAGGTCTTGTGATGACGATCTTGTCTATTTCCTTGGTGGTGTATAGGTCTGCAGCATAGGTTGCTGTAACGTAGGTTTTACCTGTCCCTGCAGGACCAAGGATAAAGATTTGCTGATAACTCTTGAGTGCATCTAGTAGCTCTTTCTGTTTGTCGGTCTTGGGGGTTAAACCAGACGTTGCCTTGGCATTAGCCCCCTTATAGTTTGTTTTACGTCTACTTCTTGTTGGCTTTTCAGGGAAGTCATCCATCTAAAGTAACCAGTTCTGCTTTCGTGAATGGGATATGGAAGAATAATTCACCCTTACGGATATTTCGTCCTCTAGCTTCTTTAAGACTTTCCTCAGTCAAGAGTGTGTCCTTAATACGCCACGCTTGCTTAAGATCTTTACGAAACACATAAAAGTTAAGAACACCATTAGTACCTTCATATTTATCTAGTAGACGTTGTTTCCTTGCGGGGATACGGATTTCAGTCCAATGCTCAGGCCAATCACCATCCCATGCAACTTTAACCTCTGCCTCATTGAAGTAGGTGTAACCATGCTTCTGTGAGATAACATCTACATAGTAGTTCTCTTCGGTATTTACAATAGTGTGATCCTTGTTCTTTAAGAACGACACTAATGCATTCTTGGCCTTTTCGTCGTATGCCTCATACAAAGCACGATTAAAACTCTTTCGGACACCCTTCAATGAGATACTCCTTCAATTCTGTATACCCACCAATATGAGTACCGTTCGGGTTAAAGATTTGTGGTACAGTCTTTATATTTGCTTGCTTTAATAAAGATAGCACCCATTTGCTACTTGGTGATTGTACATTGTATTCTGTATAAGAGTATCCCTTCCCCTTTAGTAATGCCTTAGCAGTGTCACAGAAGTTGCACTGATCCCTAGTTATTACTACCCACATGTTGTCTCCACTTCAACTCGTGTAATAATTTACCCTGTTCATAATCAGACATTATCATCCAATCTCGTATCTCGTCAAGAGTTCTCTTGCACCCTATGCAAAAGCCATCGTCATCAATACGACAGACCTTTACACAGGGCGACTTTTGAGAACCTACGTTAGGTCTACGATTTCGCATGAGTCTCCAGAACACGCAAGTGTTTGGCTACCTGATGTGTTGTCTTCTTTCTCATACTCTGACAGCTTAGACCAATCAATAGACTTTGGCATGAACGATAGAAGCTCTTCGTATTCTGACTTACCAACCTCTTGATATGGTGCCTGTTGATAAGTATGTTCGTTATAGGGTAGGAATGATACACCAGA